ATCCGGGAACAGCCGTAATGACAGGCGTTGCCTTCTGAACGTAGAGAACGGTCTTGAGTTCCGCGTTGGCCGCTTTCTCCACGGGGGTCGTCAACAGGTATGGCGACCAGAGCTGCTTGTAGACAAGTTCCGCCTCACCAAAGACCGCGCCAAGGATATACGGCAGGCTGCCGTTTGCCAGCACGCCGGACAACGTGCCATCGACCCACATGATGAGGAACGCGCAGGCAACACTGAACGCCATGGCAATCAGCTGTTTGACCCTTCCATCCCATTCTTTCTTGAGCATGACACTGGCGATGAGTGGAGCAAAGAACTCCACGACCCACAGCCATGCAGTTGGTAGATGTTCCATGGTTCCTCCTAGATGAGAGATTCAAGCCATGCGCCCTTGTGCTGCGAGTAGCGCATGAGGATCACGGCAAGCTGCTGGCGGGTGATCGGCTCATAGCGTGCAACAGGCGTGGGTGGCATGATGATCTTGTTGCGTTCCATTCTGCCCAGCGCTTCCTCGATTTCGACCAGCTGCGGGTCTAAAAACACCGCACACGCCCCCAGCACTTTTGCAGCATAGTCGGGATTGGGGCAGTATCCCAAGGCTCGCAGCATGTCCGCGTAGTGCCAGATGGAGTTTTTCCAGCCCAGCGCCTCGCGGTACGGGTGATCGTCGGCAGTCATCATGTGGCCGTACTCTTCCCAGCACTCGCTCGGCGAGTTGAACTTGCGATAGGCAACCTCGCCGTCCATCCATGTGGGTTTGCCGGGCTGCGCCTTGATGCCGAAGAAATTGTTGGCCTCGAGGCAGGCAGCAGACGTTCCCCACCCGGACTCCATGCCCGCCTGCCCTAGAGCAACCGCCGCGTTGAGGCCGTATTTCGAGGCAATCGTTTCGGCTAAAGCCCCGAATTTGAGAACGAACGCTCTGGGCTTCGCCGACATCTGGTTCAAGTCCTTGTACTCAATCATCATCCACCTCGGTTTTGGATTCCCCGAGCGGCTGGTTACTGTTGGTGCCAGCCGCTCCTGCACTGCTTTCAGTTCTTCGGACGAGAGGAAACTCACCGGCAGCCGGACCTCTTCCTGTTCTGGCTCTTCTCCCCGGACGACAGGAAATGCCGGGAACACGAGCAGGGCAATCAGGAGAAGGCACAGCAGCCGGTGCATGTCCTAGTCGTCGGGATCCGTCAGGAACAGGTAGATCAGGCCAGAACTGTCAAGCACCGTCTCCCGGATAGGGAACACCTGCGGCTCTTCCTGGTCTTTACTGATGATCAGTTCGGCCTCGAAGTTCCTCACCTGACCGTCGTTCGCTGAGCCGAAGAGGGTCACGATACGGTCCGGCAGGTCGATCAGCCACTCGGCGACCTGCGCCTTGATGATGTCGGCACCCTTCAGCCCGCCAGTTGGAACCACAAGGTGCAGCTTCCAGTCGATGACGGAGAACTTGGTCTGGCTTTTCAGCCAGTTGATTGCTTCCTGGCGTTCCTCAGGCGTAACCGGCAGGTCTTTCGACTCCATCCAGTACGCACGGGCTGCTTCGATCTCCCGGTTGGTGACGGGGAAATCCACGTCGAGCTTGGCCCTGTACGTCACGTTCCGGTCGGCAGGGTACTCCACATACGGCGAGTCGAGCAGTTTGATCTCTCCGTGGTACACGTGGCGCAGGGTCGAGATGTCGAACGCGAATCCTTGAATGACCGGCTTCCCCGCACCCTGCGAATCGCCGTGGTTGGCATAGTTCGTGCCGTCCAGGAAGATGTTGTCGAAGTCCTCGATGCCGTACTTGTCAACGCCTACTTTCATTCCGTGGAAAAACTTGCTCATCAGACTCCTCCTCGTTTGATGTACTCGTACAGCGCCAGCGCGATAATTCCCAGCGCCACCCAAGCAGCCTTTCCCAGTAACCCCCAGATGAAATCCTGCCACGGCTTCCGAGCTTCCACCGCTCGTTCCTGTGCCGCCTTCCGCTCTTCCATTAAGATATTGAGTGCCGACCGCGAGGCAATAGCGATCTCCCGCAGTTCTTCGTTGTCTTCGCCGGTCTTCTTCACCGCGTCGGACAACGAGAGGACGTTCTGGGTAAGGAGCGCCAGGGCTTTGGAAAGCTCCGCCATCTGCAGTTCCCGTTCGCGTCTCATTTCCTGGATCTTGGCGTCCAGTTCCTGCGCCATCCTGTGCCCTTCGGCAACAGCCTCTGCCGTGCGCTTGATGCAGTCCGGTAGGATTTCATGATCCATTGCCCTCCTCCCCTCATTGTCCAGTCCTCGTCGCTCCACTCCCGCAAACTTCTCAGCCATCATACACCCCACTCACGTATTCCCGTTCCACCCTTTGACGTTCCCTGTCGCGCCAAGAAGAACTCCGTTCACTGTCTTTGCACTCGCATATGCAATACCTGTAATCCCTGCAATCACCGATAGATCAGCAACGTCTCCGGTAAAATCAATGTCGTCCATGTCCACCGCATAACTTGAACTCGGAGCCCAGACGTAGAACCTAAAGGTAATCGGTGACGTGATTGCTTGGAAATCGAGGCCCAAGGAAGCCTGGACTTGTGTCCAGTTTGGAACATATGTTGCAAGTTCAGCACTATACAGGTCCGCTGCGTACGAATCAACACTTGACCTGATCTTCAGCCCACGTGGAGTCGAAGAACCACCACGACCTGCGTTCAGAATAATTTTGGAGAAACTGATTTTTTTACCGGAATCTGGAGTGATCGTAATATAGCAATAACTGTTCTTTGTGACAGATAGCGAAGCGGTCGTTGTGCTGTTCGGCGGGTTGCAACTCACCACTGGATCAGAAGCCCAACCGTCGTTTCCCGCGCCGAATGACGACAGGCTGCCATTGGCAATCGAACTGCCCGTCACACCCGATGCCTGTGTTGTTGGAGCGAGTGAACTTCCAGTAATGGAATACTTGACTATCGACGCCATGTTCTACACGTGCGTGATGTAATCTGCTGACGGGCAGAAATAGATCGTGTTCGGTTCAGCAGTAACAGCCCACCCAACAACCCTGATCACATCATCAGCGCCAGACGGCTGTGTTGCCGTGATGTCTCCGGCGCTAGTTGACACATATACGGGCGCTCCAAGAGCGATAGAGGCAGGGAACGCAGCTGAGCGTATCGTACCCATGAGCAGCATCTTCGTCGCTTGACCGTCATTTGCCGCCAGGATGCAGATACCGAGAACGACAGAACCAGATGTGCTCGCTGCATCTGCATCAGCCAATAACCATTCGCCAGCTGTCACATCGAGATAGCACAGGTCGCCTACGGCAAGCGTCGCGCCCGCTGTTCCCGCGATCTTGATCCCGGTGAACTTCTCGTCTGCTGAACCAGCCGGGTCGAGAACAATGCCCGCGCCCTCATCGAGCGTGATGTCCCCGGTCATGGTGCCGCCAGCGAGTTTGAGCAGGCTCGGAACACCCTCTGTCAAACTGCCGTCAATAGACAAGTTTCCGTCTGAACCGGAAAGTGTGGCTTTCTCCACGCCGTTGGACTTGAACACGTAATCCATCCAGCCATCGGTGTCGTTGCCGTCGAAGGTCGTGCTGACATCCCCGCAGACCACTTCGACATACGCTCCGCTGCTTGCCTTTTCGAGACGAAGCTTTGTCGTGACAAAGTGGTTTCCACCGCCATCGACAGTATTTGCATCCCACGTGACCCCGCCAGAACCAACGGCACCGCAGTTGCGAACGAGCATTGTGGAACCGTAGCCGTTGTTGATCGTATCGTCTACCGTGTCGAACACAAAGCCGTCGATGATGATGACCGTGCTCCCGGATCCGACGTGGACACCGAAGGCTCCGCCTTTTACCCGCCAGTTCTTGAACGTGCCACGGGTTACGGCATCGACCTGCAGGTGGTTCATGTAGCCGTCTCCCGTGTCCGAATCGGAATCCCAGTCGTCCATCATCAAATCCGATGGACCAGCCGTGCCGTTGGACTTGCAGTAGACAACCCATCGCGTTGAACCGCTGTTTGCAGAGTCGTTGCATGAGCGGATACGGAAGCCATTGACAGTGATATGCTGGCAGTTCTCGGGGTTGACCAGCCCAGTCTCACCGATGTTGTAGTTCTGGATTGTGAACGAACCGCCCGTTCCTTCGGGATCGAACGTGATGTACTTGGCAACAGTGACCGAACCAAACGTGAACACGCCATCGGTCGACATATCGGTCGTTCCATCCCAGACCACGGCAGCGCCAGGCGCAGGACGGATAAGCAGCGGACGCGTCGAACGGTCAACGTCCAAATAACACAGATGCCAGTCCTGATACGTTCCTGCTGCCATCTCGATTACGTCGATGGTCATGTCCGCAACCATGGTTGCGAAGTCCGACTGCGACATGGCGGTCGTGAACTGCTTGATGACAGGATTCGGTCCGACCAGATGGTTGATCACGCCGTCGCCGACCCACACCTGATTCCGGTCGGTCGTAAACCCGAACTGACCGGCTTCAAGCGTGGGAAGGCTGGCGTGGACGCCCCTGTATGCTTTGACTTTGGTCCCTTCGGCCACGGTTATCTCCTGGGTTTCTTCGCGCTATTTCTGCGAGCTTCTTCCAGTGCGTCCTTCGTCTCGTCGAGTTCAGCCTTCTGCGCTTTGATGATGTTCTCGGCATCAACCTGCGTCTGGGCCTTCATGGACAGTTCCACACGCATAGCATTGGTCTCCTTGCGTGCCTCGGTCAGCGCCTGGTCGAGTTGGATATTCTTCTCCGCCAGTGCCTTGTTGGAAATCTCGAGGTTGGCACTTTTCGTCTTCATTGCCTCGGCTTCAACAAGTGCAGGCTTTAGCTTCTCGAACTGAGAACGGTACGCCGTCAGTTCCTTGTCCTTGGCGTAAATCTCGACCTGGGAACGGCCGATGATCTCAAACAACTCGTTCTCCGTGATCTGGATCGTGTCCACTAGGCACCCCACGTTCCGCCGTCAATCGTTGAACCGCTATGCAGGAGTGTGTTCCCGCCTGCGCCGTGCACGCCGGTCGTCGCATGGTCATGGTCGTACAGGACATTCGATGTGGCAGCCTTGGCTGTTTCCGCATCTGTTCCGTGCGCCGTGTCGTCGAGATACGTGGCGGCAAACGCCACGAATTCAAGGGCGTTGGCACCGGAGTTGACGCGGACGACCTTCAGCCCAGCGTCGGTGAAGTTGGCCGGAACATCGGACAAGCCGATGAACGCCGTAGAACCTGCAGAGCCGACTTCCTTCCAGACCGCAGCTCCTGACGACGCATCGAGGCACAGGTACGCCTTGTCCGCCGTCACATCGAGCCAGAAGGAACCGACTGCGTAGCCGTCCGCCGTGTCATCGCCTGTTGTGGGAGCAGCCGTCGCATCGAACTTGTCCTTGATGTTCGTGACGTTGCCCAAGCCGATGTCACTCTTGACCTCGGCAGCGCTCCTGCTTTCCAGTCCGTTCGCCGTGAAGCGTGCGAACTCGTCATCGGCAACGTCCGCCGCGTCGATCTTGACGGCCTTTGCGTTGGCAATCCCAAAGTCAATGTTGAGAGTATTGCCGGTCTTTGTGAGTCCGGTTCCTGCTGTGATGTGACCGGCTGCCGAGAACTGCGACCACGTGATCGGGTCCGTGCCAACCGTCGTCAGCTCGGGCTGGGACGTGCAGACGAAACCCGTATCGCCATAGGTCGTACCACCAGATTTGACGAAGACGAACGTGTGCGCGATCTCTGCCGACTGATCCATGTCCGTGACACGGGTCAGGATCCACTTTGCTGCGCCGGTTCCCACCTGCGACAGCTGGTAGATGCCGTTCTCGAAGGTGTCCGCCTGGTTCTTGACGAGTACGCGCTGGTTTAGTGTCAGCGTCACGCCGTCGATGGCGGCCAGTGCTCCATTTGCCGCGTCTTCTGTCAGTGTTGCCCCGACGCCAGCCGTTCCGTTGTCGTACGTGCAGGCCGCCAGCGCTTCCGTCGTTGCCGCCTCCACGTCGTCCGACACGCGCAGACCCTGCGCCACGGCGTCGACGTATGCCGTCGTGGCGATTTCCTGGTTGCCGGTGGTGGATCCGATGAACAGTTTGCCGAGCGCTACGTCATGGAACCCGAACTCACCAACGGCCAGTGCTCCTTCATCAGTATTCGTGTTGCGCTTGACTTGGATCGTGACACTCATTGCTCACCCCCTGGTTATGGCGTCCATGGGCCGCCGTCTATTGCTGTAACGGCTGGTGCTGCTGCCACGACACCCCAGTTGGCCGTTACTGTGGGCAGCGTGTGCGTGCAAGCAGTAATGCAGATATACGATCCGCCTTCATACGAAACCATGTCTCCGGCGACATACGACGCGCTGTTATCATAGGCACCCTTCCATGCGGAGGGGATAGGATCGACGCCGCCCGGAAGATGCGATGACGCATGGGGCTTCGGCTCGTGGAGATCAGCGCCCGTCAAGTCTTTGTGCAGGATGCTCACGGCGTGACCTCAGTGATAGTCGAAGCAGGGATTGCCTGCTCGACAAGGAACGTGGCAGACGCGGGGACTTCGAGAACGTCCGGTATAGGGTCAGTGGTCGATACAACGACTGTTGACCCGTCAAGCGCCATGACTTCCTCGAGTAGCCGAGAATAGACGATGGCGTTACCAGACTCGGTGACTTCCTGCAGGACAGTCACATCCTGCGTCTGTTCAGCAAGTGTGGTAACGCCACCCGTGATCCAGCCCATGAGTTACCGGACGACGGCTGTGACCTTGATACTCGATGCTCCCGTGTATGCTGTGCCGGACGTGACTAATTTGACGCGCAACAGGTCGCCAATGAGACCGTCAACCGCCGTGTTGTCCGCAATGTGCGACGCATCATTTGCAGGTGTGGCGATCGAAGTCACCGGCGTCCTGGTGGACAGGTTGTACAGCCGTTCGAGACTCGATGTGGTTGCGTGGAAGTTCGCAATGTCGATCCACGAGCCACCGACGCGCGTCTGAACATAGGCGTCGCACTCGGCACCGCCTGCTGCGACCACGACTTTCGCATGGAGTAAGACCGCGTTGATGGCAAAGTCCGCGCCAGGGTTGATGACAACGGCGTCTTCCTCTGTCGTCGCGTTGGCTCCCAATGTTTCATTGCACAGGGTGAATTCCATGGTTCCTCCTTGTTGTTCCCGGCTGACCGATTATCGAATCAGGCCGTCTGTCACTTGCGCCGTGTCGGGCATAGAACCACGGACCGGGAACGATCGCGCCTAGGTAGCGAACGCGTTGGCGAAGTTCGTATAGACCGCAGGATCCGCGTCTGTACGATAGACGCAGCCGACATTCGACAGCTGGTTCGCGTTGTCGACGGTGATGCCGGACGTGAGCATGACGCAGCCGATCAGCGTGACCTCGTAGGCGACAGCTGTTGCCGTCGTCAGACCGCCGATGAAATCGCAGTTGGTAAAGCGATAGCGTTCCCCGGCGTTGCCACCGGTCACATGGAACAATCCCTCGAAGGAGCAGTTACGAGCGTAGATGCGGATAGCCTGAGTGGTCACCGTGTCCACGACATCCACCGAGTCGCCGGACGTGTCCATTTCGCAGTTCACGCCGTCGAGATAGATGTTCAGCTTCTTCGTCATGTGCGCGTTGTCCACCCGGATACCGATCTGCGTATCGGCACTGATGGTCAGGTCTTTCAGCGTAGCGCTGAACGTCCCCGCCGTGTACGTCACATGGAAGTCGATGACAGCCGCCGCTGCATCAGCGTTGGAGATCACCACGTCGCCAAGTCCGAGCACGGTCAGTCCGCTGATGTCGGGCCAGTCGATCATCGCCGCCTCTGCGTACTCGCCCGGCAGCATGATGATCGTCGGACGCGCAGCGGTTGCCATTGACAGCGCGTGCGTCAGTGTCTTGACCGGACTCGTGAACGAGCCTTTGCCTAAGGTGTCGCTGCCCGCTGTTGAGACAACGATGACCGAAGGATCAGTGATGTCCAGAAGATGACGGTTCATACGTCACCCCCTACTCGTCGCCGACGCGCACAGGATAGCGGATGATCTCGAGGTCGAGATAGCCTTCGATGCCCGTGGCTACGGCAGGCGTTGAACTGGACACGTTGTACGCGGTGATATACGAGTTGGCGGCGCAGATAACGGTCGTTGTTGCGATCGTCTCGCCCGGTCCGCCCTGTGCCCCGGTGATCGCTGAACCACCGTCAAGAATATTGGTCGCCTGTGCGTTTTCCGTTGCCGTGTTGCCGATGTCGATCAACTGACCGGCGTCCGCCTGGGTCTTGACGTAGAAACCCGCCTTGACCTTGCAGGCGACGGGTCCCACCTTGTAGTTGGCAAGAAGGCCCGTGACGGCATTTGCCGCATCGAACGGAATCTGCACGTGTTCAACTGACCGCTTCAGAATTTTGCTCATGGTTTACCTCCCCACCTTACGGCGTGTACGTGAACGTGCCGTTGCCGCCAGGGTTGTTTGAGATCAGCTGACCGCCCCACTTCAGAACGGTGTACAGACGCGTGTAGCGCTGCATGTAGGCCCACGGCGTGAGACGGAAGGGGATCTTGTTCACGAGCTTGAAGGTGTTGTACGCCAGCCCCCAGAACTCGTAGTCGGGAATGTTGTCATCCTCGACGAGCGGGACCTTCGAGATAGCAAACTCGGCGGCCCAGTCCAGATCGTCCTTCTGCGGGGACCACGGGAGAATCATCGCCTGCTTCGCGGCCTGCAGGTCGTAAATGACCTTGAGGGTCGTCGCGTTGGCGAAGATCGCCGTGAACTTCACGCCCTTGTTGCGGAGCGCGGCCTTGCGGACCCACTCCTTGAGGTTCCAGATGAGATCGGTCAAGCCGGTGCATGACCCGTTCGTCGGCATCCACCACTGGTTCGTGGTCCAGGGACCCTGCCCGTTGGTGAACGTCCCCGAGCGCTGGATTCCCTCGTACGTGCCTGCGTTGAGCAGGTCGTGGAAGCTGGTCAGCGTCTTGAGCTGGCTGTTGGTAGGAGTCGTCACGCCGGTGCCGTAGAGCGCGGAGTACAGCGTGTTGAACATATCGTCGCGCACCTTGAATACCTCGTCGTCGATGAGCGATTCGAGCTGGACATCGCCCTTCTGCTCGAGGTCGTCCGCGATCTCGCCGAGGATGATGGCGTTGGAGTAGTAGCAGTAGTACCCGAATCCGTAGGTGCCGGATTCGTCGCGCCGGATGTCGACGCCGTTCTCATCGGTCAGTAGATCGGTGTCGTCGTCGAACGGCTTGGTGTGGTTGGTCTTGCCGTAGGCGAGACGGACCCTCCACTCGTGGCCGGTCGGCTCTTCGAGTGAGAGGTTCCCCTTCTCTGCGGCTTCCCACAATGGACGATTGGCATACCGCAGGTCGGTGATGTTCTTCTTGACCCACTTCTCGTCCGTATAGGCAGTAAATGTGTTAGCAAGTTCGTAAGCCATGGTTGGCCTCCACAGGGTTCATCTGCGGGCCGCCAGTTTACGCGTCGGCTACTTCTGGACAGCAGCCTTTCGTCGGGCTTCCGCCATCTTCTCGCCGGGCTTGTATGCTGGTTCGGCCCCGTCAGGTGGTGCCGGTAGCGTGCTTCCGTTGACCGGAGCAGCCACCGAGTCTTTGTGCAGTTCGGCTTCGAGTTCTGCTACGCGCTTGAGTGCCGCATCCCTCTGATTCCGAACTACAGGCAACGCTTGTGAGGCAAACACCAGATCGGCGTTGAATATGGGGACTCGCCGTGTTTTCAGTTCAACAGCGATCGCGCTGTCGTCGACGGTCCCGGCAAGTTCGGGAAACGCCTCGAAGCCATGACCGACCGCTTCTTCAAGCTCAGTCAGTTTCTGGTTCTTGGCTCTCTCTGCTTTCTCCTGCTGGTGATCCTCGACCAGTTGACGGACAACGGGCGGCAAGCCGTCGAGGTCTTCCTGCGTGACCTCTCCTTCTGGTACAGAAGGTGCCTGGTAGGGGTTCTCCCGCTGTTGGCTGTTGACAACTGGCTGTTGAGCACCAGGTGCTGTTGCCTTCAAGCGGTTGATCTCCTCCTGCTGTTGGGCGTTTGCTTCCTCCGTGAGCTTCAAGCGGGCGACTAACTGATTGATCCGAGCCTGGGCATCCTTTCCCTTCGGCGCTGGTTCCGCTTGCGGCGGTGCTGGCGCGGCTGCAGGTTCTGCAGCTGGCGCAGCTGGCGCGACCGGAGGTACTGCAGCTGCAGGTTCGGGTGCTGCGACCACTGGCTCTACGGGTGCTGTTGAAACGACTGGTGTTTCGTGTTCTGTTGGCATCATTCCACCTTCCCGGTATTAGTAGGTCCGCACCTTCGGTTGTTACGCACCGCTGCGACTACTCAGTTGTAGGCCCTGCGGCCACTGTTCCCGGCAGGACGAGCGGGTTGCCTAGGGACACCTGCCCGTTCTGCACGCTCAACACTTGAAACGAGACCTGATCACCGGGCGTACATTGCCCGATGTCCAGCAGATTAGCGACAAGCACCGGTCCTGCAGTCTCCGCACGAGAAGCAGACGGAGAAACAGCCGCCGCTCCAGGAGGAGTTGGCGGCTGTGGCGCTTGGGTTGTCGGGGGAGTGACGCGGTTACGCGTCGCCGCGCCCTGGTTGGGACCGGTCGATTGCAAGCCTCCGATTTTCTGCGCGTAGGCGTCCATTTCGGAACGCGACGCGTTGATCGGAGCAAGGGGTGGCTTCTTGGTGACCGCCATTATTTCCTCTTGTGGGTGGGCTTCCAGCCGTGATCCACGGCGTTCAGCAGACGCGCCTGGGCCTGTGCTTTGGCCTTGGTTGTCGCTTTCGCGTGCGTGCCGTTCGGCGTGCTCACCTTGTACTTGCCGTTCTTCAGCTTCGTCACGTGTGCAGGCATCGCTTCACCCCCTGTTGGTGCTCAGTATACCACAATCGCTGGTTCCATGTCAAGCGTTCCTATGCGGACAGTCGCGGCTGGTTCCCGTTTTCGACCGTGACAGTCGGCTGGGCAGGAGCTTCGACCGGCTGTGGCGGCTGTTCGCCACCGGTGGTAGGCTCTGCGTTCACCGCAGCCCCTTCCTTGAGTTCCTTCGCAAATTCCATGGCCGTTTCTATCAGCAACGGATCCCCGGTCCACCGGGCGATGAGGTCGCGCTGGTCGGGTTTCATCGCCGCCATCTGGCTCATCATCTGCAGCCGCGCGTTGATTTCTTCGGGGAACGACTCCTGATAGCTGCACATGATGTCGTAGTCTGCGCGCAGATGCTCCGGGTCCAGTTCGATGGGTGTATCCTGTCCTAAAATTCGCAGGAAGTGCTTTTTGGTGTACAGGCCGCCCTTTCCCGCCATTTCAATCAGCAGTTCGGCAACGTCTCCCATGGTGTCGGCCATGTGCAGTTTCCGGGTATCCATGCGTTTTGACCCAAGCTGCGCAAGCGTCTGCAGGGCAGTGGCAGCAGTCACTGCTCCTGGGTTACCTTCCTGGACTCCGTGGACGCCCGAGACTTGCTGGATGTCGGCAAAGAGCAGGCCAAGCATGGCGATGTTCGACTGGTCAATCGTCGGACGCTCGACGGGCTTGAAGAACGCCTTGTCACCGCCTTCGAGAACGATAGGCTCCGAACTGTTCATGTTGATGACGGTGTTCTTGAGGCCGCTGTCGTTGGTGACGTACTTGTTCACCGACACGTACTTCAAGGACTGCGTGATGTACCACAGGATGTTGTTGTAGCTTGCCTGCACCGGGATCATGTTGTGGACCTCGGAGATCCCCCAGAAGGAGACGGGCGACGGCACGTTGTAGAAGATGGCGAAGGGTAACCGGTGGTCCGGTGTGTCGATGGTTTTCTCGTCCTCGAGCAAGCCGAAACTGGTCCAGCGGATCAACCGACCCTTTGGGTGCTTGACGGTCGCCGTGTAATACGTCTCGTGGACGACAACAGACCGTGCAGGGAGTGTTTTCAGTGTTTCGGACGCCATGACTCCCAGGTCGTCGGTGGCTAGCTGGATCCGTCCGGGCCACTGCTCATTGGCAGCATCGAGAGACCACACCGTGTCGAACGTGCAATGTCTGAGGTCTTCCATGCACGTCGCGTGCGGGTCCGGGTGGAAGTTGATCGGGTTGGCGGACGAACAGCGGAAGTCGCCGCGCTCGTAGGCGTTGGGGTTCTTGATCCAGTCCACGCGTGCGATAGCAGTTCCCGCAAGGAATCCCATGCGGTTCAGCATCTCCTGCAGGTTCCGCAGCTTGAACTTGTGCTGCCAGAGCCTGAACAACGCGTTGACCTCGTGTGATTGGAGCACATCCCCCGTTTCGACTGGCAGTGCCGTGATTCGCGGATTCGACCATGAGTTCATGGCGACCATCTGCTCGATGGTACTAGCGATCAGGTTGACCCTCGGCCGGTTCTCCGCCTGCCCCGAAGCCATGGCCTTGATGGTATCGCCCCCGTACTTGTGGAGATACATCGCCATGGCCTTGTGTTGATCAGACGATTCCTCGACTGCCTGCGTGTAATCCCGCCGCAGCTCCTGCGGGATGTCCGCCGCAGCCTTGGGTATCAACTCCTCGAAATATGCTGGTGCGTTCGGATCAATCGCCATTGTACGCCTCCACATCTGTCGGGTCATACCGCGCGTCCTGCATCTGGTGCCAGTGTTCCCCTTCCTCGACGAACGTCTGCCTTGCCAGCAGCTGCCCTTCGGTTAAAAGCTTCACCTTCGGCTCATCACGTGTCACTTCTTCCGGTATCTCGCCGCGACGAGCAAGGACTCTCCAGTACCACATGAAGTAGCGGATCGGGTCGATGGTGTGGTTGGGGCCGCGCACCTTGCATTTGCCGGTGTGCTTGTCCCGTTCCCACGTCTCGAACTCGTTGATCATGTCCTTGCACAGGAATTTGTCCATGAGCAGGTTCCGCTGGTGGATCAGGCCCTTGATGTCCCACACGCCGTCTTCGACCAACAGGTCGCCTTTGGCCGGGATCCAGGCGATATTGAGATGGTACTTGTCTTCGATTGCCGCCGCCAGCTCCTTCTGCATACCTTTCGACCGGCAGTCAAACACGACGTAGTGGATGCCGTATCTGATGAACAACGGTCCGATCACGTCTGCGTGCTCTTTGGCCAGAGCGTTGGACCGGTAGTAGGTCTCGTAAAACTCCAGGGGTCCACGCCCCCAGTGCCCTACAATGCACGTCGTCGGGTCCGGGTCGTTCCCGAAATCCATGGCCGCCAGACAGGGCAACTTGGGCTTGGCGAAGTTCCGGGTGCAGGTCCCCCGCTCAAACTCCTGGAAGACCAGGGTGGAAGGCTTGGCGAAGAGTCCCATGCAGAAGAGGTTGAACTCCTCTTCGGACATGGTGGCCCTGTTGCGCTCGAAGATCTCGCGGCTGTAGCTCGGGTTGATGAGCGACGAGCCAATCCAGAAGGCGTAGTTTGGGTCGCGCCGCAGCCACGACTGGAAACACTCGTGGTACAGCCAGTTGGTGAAATAGGGAGTCGTGGCGCCCAAGAACCTGCCGCCTTTTCTGTCGATACGTGATTTTGTGTGGAACCACGCCTCGTAGGACCACTGCCCGCACTCGTCGCCAGCCACCGCGCAGACGTGCCGCCCCTGGATATGCTCGGGGTCCTGCGCCGAGAGCAGGAAGATCGTGCCGTACGGGGTGATGTACTGGTGGTCGTTGCGCTTGTAGACCCCCTCGAAGTACGTGCCGTCGACGGTATCCTGCAAAAGCGGCACCATGACGTCGCGCAACTGGTCGAACGTCGGCGAGATCAGGATGCTGTTCTCGTTGGGGTGCTGTTCCATCATCCAGGTCAGCCAGAAGGGGAGCCAGCTCGACTTCCCCATCTGCCAGCCGCCCATCAGGAAGGTGTACGGAACGTCAAAGAGGAGCGTTCCCACCTGGAGCTCGTGCGGCTGGACGAATTTGTCGACCTCGTAGTCGTGTTCGACGGTGAAATAGAGGCCGTTCGTCGTCTGTTCCATCAGTCCATCTTCCGCTGGGTATACGGCGTCTCGTCAAAGGTGAGAGCGTCGGAAACAAGCCGCGCTTTGATCCACGGCTCGATAATGGGCCAGTAGCGCTTCATGCGTTGCTCCCGGATGACCCAGGACTCGTCAAATTTGCGGTAGGACCAGTGGAGGGAGATCCGTTCGCTGAATTTTCGATGTTTCGCGTCCCAGTGGGCCAGCTGGAAGGCTCCACCCATGGTGTTGTGCCCACGCCTGAACCGCTCATAGACCACATGCACGTTGCCATCCTTCAGCAGCGGTAAAAAGGCGTCCATTATTGCGGTTCCTCGTCCGGTTCGGGGGCCGTGGGCCGGTTGTTGAACTCGGCCAGCAGTTTTTCCCTGATTTGCGGGTCAATGACGAAGAAAATCTTGCCGGGTCTCCGCTTTCTCTGTCCTATTTTGGCCTTTTTGAGGATCATCAGGTTGTCCACGACGTTCATCAGCATCGTCGGACTCAACGTTTCGGCCAATAACCGGCTTCTCTCCGCGTCATAAGCGTCGCGCAACGGCTTTACGGACGGTCTCGGGGTCTTTTTCATCTCCTCGAGCTGGGTACTTGCCGCGTTGTGGCGGCCCAAGATCCCCTGCAACCCTTGAATCGTCGCCATTTCCAGTCCCACGAGGTCGTGCAGGTTCCGTTCGTCCTGATCGTCAAGCATCGCGTTGTCTTCGATCGCCGTGACTTCCCGGTCCCACTGGTATTTTTTGCGCCAGCGGTCAACTAATGCCGTTGGTATGTCGAAGAGCCGGGCAACTTCATACGATGTGCGATTTTCGTGCTTGCGTGAGAGAAAATACTCGAAACACGTGCGCTGGTCGGACAGTTCTTCGCCCGACAACCGTGGTGAACTGTAGGGTATCGGCTCTTCTTTTTTTTCTGCGGGAGAAGGGCCAGAATCTTGATTTGGAGCTGAATGAGGCGATGGGATAATGTCTAGCATTGCGGGGTCGCGGACGCGGTTCGACCCACTCCCCCTGCCCTGCTCGGCGGCTGCCTGCGCATGTGCTGTGTCGAGGTCATAGGCTGTGTCACCGTCGCTGTCCGGTGTCTCGCCTAAGGCCAAGCGTGCCAGCTGAGCACGTGGCTGGACAAGCTCCTGGCCTGGCTTCACAACAGGTGATACAGGAACTGCAGCAGCTGTCAGCTTGCTCGTGTCAACAGTTCGTCTCGGCATGAGCCAAGTATAGCACGCACCGGAAAAAGTTGTCAACAGGTCACGAATAGCAGTCAGATACTGACAGGCCGAGTATATCAACGGCCGTCAATGTTCACAAAGGCAGACAAGTGAACATACTGTATGAGGTGACTAGTACACCGATACACCAAGCGGTCAAGCCT